CCCAGACAATCTCTGATTTAGTAGATGTAATGTAAAAATCCTTAGATGAGGAAGATGGTTGAGCTTCTTCCACTAGATTCATTGATGCGATAAATCCATCAACAAGCGTATCTTGCTCTAGTTGATGAGCTTCAATTAGCTTTCTAATCTCAGCAATCTTTGCTTGCTGTTCTTTATTGATTTTAATTTTCATATATAATTTTGGAAAAGGATTCTGGCAAGATAACGTTAGAAGGAATGTCTCTACCTTTAAATAAGGTGGCAATGTCTTGGCTATCGTAACCAGCAAGACCGCAACCAATCTTAGTCACCAAAAACTCAAGTTGAGGAAAGCAGTTAGCAGTCCCTAAGAATAAGTCAATTTGATATTCAATATCAGAAAGATGAAGAGTAATGATTTGATGATCTTTGGTTGGCAAAGCGTAAGATTGACCATAAAGACCAACACCTTTTCCCCAAACTGCGCCGAATTTCTTGTGAGCAAGAGCAGCGGCTCCTGCACCATGAATTCCAGCAAAGTTGCTGCCAAACACGAAGATTTGATGAGGCTCAAGAGAAGTAATATTTTCGGGTGTGAATTTCATTTACAAGAGAGATCAAAGTGATTTTGGCGGGTATGTCAAGCGTTTTTGGGATTTTTTTTGAAAAAAGTGTAAAATAAATTACAATGGAGATTTCTCCTGTCAATTCCATTTCTTTTGGGCCATCTGTTAAAGATGTCGCTTCGCTCTACGCGAAAAACTCGCCTGTCGCTCTAGTTTCTCCTCAGAGAATCGAACCTAACGGAATAGATCAGGAAGAGCTTTATGATTTAAAAAAGCTTTTAATTCAAGCTATCGACACAATGAATTTCTCTTTAGCTGTCCAAGTGCTCGATAAGATCATCCAGATGCACAAAAAAGCTGGCGCAATCTCTTGATTACTTACTAGTTGCGTGATAAACACCGTCCCAATCTTTGGGTAAGTTGGCGGTTTTGAGTTCAGAGATTCTGCTTTCTAGCATCTCGTAATACTCAATCATCTTTAGATTTTCTGCTTTGAGTCTAGTCAAGTAGATCATTGCTTCGTCCCAGTTCATCGCGTAGTAGAAATCCATCATCTTCTTGTGATGAGAAACAATCTTATTTGCCTTCTCATCGTTCGTGATTACGGTATAAATCTTAATCCCTTCTTTCTTACCTTTGACCGCGATGTTGTCTAACTCTAGGAAATTGAATGAATTCTCGATGCCTTTCACCGTTTGCTCGCCAATGACTATGCCAACGTGATAAGGTTTGCTCTGACCTTCTAAGCGAGACGAGAGATTAACTGCATCTCCAAGGCAAGTATAGTCGAAACGATTTTCTGAACCCATGTTTCCAACAACAACGGAGCCAGAGTTGACGCCAACGCCAATGGAAAGTTGCGGCAATTTTTCTAGTGCGAGTTGTTTATTTAACTCATCGAGTTTCACGAACATCTCAACAGCACACTCGATAGCTAATTCTTTGTGGCGCGCTACATCAACAGGCGCGTTCCAAAAAGCCATAACCGCATCACCAATTAGTTTGTCAACAGTTCCATCTTTGCTCATAACCAGCTTGAGCATAGGAGTCATGTAACGGTTAATCAAAGAAGTTAATCCTTGAGGATCAGTCTTGAAATGCTCGCTAAGTGCAGTGAAGCCGCGAACGTCAGAGAAAAGGATTGTCAAGTCTTTTGTTTCACCGCCAAGTTTTAATAGTTCTGGATTAGTTTGGAGCTTTTTAACCATCGCAGGAGCAAGATAGTGTTCAAACTGCTTTCTGATTTGTTGCTTCTGTTTAAACTCATTGATGAAACGCATGAACGCAGACACAGAGAAGCAGATGAAAAGGGTAAAGACTATCCAACTATAATCAAAAAGTAGTCCATTGCCAAAGGCTTTGACGCCATAAATGACTGGTGCAACCATCAAACCGATGGATAATCCAGCGCAAACTAAGTAATTCAGCCAAATGAACGTGACTATAACTAACAATGCAGCAAGAGTGCCATACAGAACCTCGTACAAATTGAATTCAGACGGTCTTTCGAGTCTTGAGTCATCTAGCAGCATTTGAGCGGCAAAAAGCGGTATTTCGTAACCATTCTTGATATTAACTGATGTTGCGACAGTGTTGGAAAGACCTTCTGCTGTTGGCGCAATCATCACGATCTTGCCTTTAACTGCTGACCAATCTTCTTTGGTAAATGAAAAAGACTCAAAGGTGTATTTGAAATTCAACCAAACTCGCCCATTCTCGTCAGTTTTAATTGTTTTAAATTTAGGAATACGAACGGCAGATACGCCAGCTTGATTAACTTTTGCTTGGTAACTTGGGTCATTTGAAGCTACGCGCAAAATTTCTAATGGCAGTGTTGGGTAAAACTCTTTGTTCACTTGAACGATCAGCGGTAATCTTCTTACTACGCCATCAACTTCGGGCGCAGTTAAGAGCATACCAACGCCAGCAGCAGCTTCGCCAAGTTCTTTTGTCGGCCCAATCGCCGCAGAGTAATCAAATAGCCAATCATTGATGCCGCTGCCAACAACTGCTACGCCTCTTGGCACAGGTGAGCCTTTTCCTTTATTTGCCGCAGATTGACTAATGATTACAGGATACTTGCCGAAAGTTTCTTTTAGTGCGGCGTCTCCATTGAATCGGTCACTCTCAGCAAAAATAATCGGCAACACGACAATCTCTGCTCCGTTATCAAATGCCTTTGTTATTGCGTCGGCTAAGATTTGTCTTGGGAAAGGCCATTGACCATGCTTCTCAAGAGTCTTCTCATCTATCTCTACTACAACAACACTTTCACTTTGGACTTTCTCTTGAGTGATCTGATAGTAATCTAAGGCTTTTAATCTCGCCGTCTCAATGAAGAACGGGTCTTGAACTCTTAAAGTTACTAGACAAATTAAAACCAACAGTGATGCGATTGCTGTATAGATTCTATATTTCTTCATCTCTGAGTAATGTAAACTTTACTTTTTTCACCGTAGTTTAAAACGTAAGCTTGACCATTAACAGTAACGGTAGAGTTAGCGTCGTATTTGGTGGTAAATTTGATTACACCTTTATCAGTAGATAGAGATAATGAAGCGTATTTTCCATCAGTAGTGAATCCGTTGTTAACGGTAGTTGTTCCTGATGTTATATTATTTGTCTGAATTGGATTCGTGATCGAAGGAGCTTCAATTTTAGGAACTTCTTTAACAACCACTGGTGTTTGCACTTCTGCTTTTGGAGCTTCAACTGTTGGAGCTTCTATTTTAGCGTCCAATTTTATTTGGGCAACTTCTGTTTCTTGTTTAGGTGGAGGCGGCGCGTCTGCTGTTGCGCTGGCGGCTTCTGTTACTGTTTCAGAAACAGTTTGTTGCGCCACTTGAGTTTTAGTATCGACGGTTTTCTTATTTGATTTGTCGTCTTTCTTGTCTTCGACTTTATCTTTTTCAGACGAAACTTTTTTTGTTTCTTTACTATTCTTAGTAATAGATTTGTTACTCTCTACCAGAAGATTATTATTGATCTTAGACTCGTCATTCAAGTCTAGAATAACTGGAGCTGTTGGATTAGAGAAAGCAGAGGAGATAAATGTTGCTTGGTAAGCCTGATTCAACACAACTGTACCGCTAGAGTTGGTAACTTCAATCGAGCCTACAACTGGTGAAGCGCCAGTTAGCGACGGAAGAGACGGCAAAAGAACAATTAAACTTTTACCGTCTTCTCCTACGCTCATCGAGAAATCTGTTCCTCTAACTGAAACAACAGCAGTTGGAGTTTTGATTTTTATATTTTCTCTACTATTCTTCGCTATGAGTCCAGAAGTATATCTGACTGTTCCCGATGCAGCTTTGATTGACAAAGAACCTTTGCCGCTCGATGGGTCATAAACGAACTCGTCGATTTTTAATTTAGAGAACTCTGTAATCTGGACTCTTGTGTCGTCTTCAAAAGTAATGCCAACGCGAGATTGAAGTGTTTCGATTGTGTCGTACATCTCAACCCCAACGTTGACTTTACCATCAATCTTGCTCTTATCTCTGGTAATTTGAGTTGGGCCAGTAGCCTCTACTATTTTACCAGATGAACCAAAAAGAGATAAAGCCGTTAATAAAAATATAACGGCAAATCTCATTAAGGAATCGGAGGTAAACTAGCAGCAGTTGTGCTTTGCTGAATAGTAACTGTATTGAAGCTGCCAGTCAAATTGTAGGTCAAAGTTTGCTTTTCTGAACCTGCTTGCTGGAAGTTCATTGTGTTTGAGCTTCCTAAAACAGTTACAACTTGACTGTGACCACTGCCAGCAGCGTTTCCGCCCGGATTACCTGCCTGAGTTGTGGTTAATAAATTGCTGGAACCAGTGATGAGATAATCTAATTTGTTATATTTACCATCATCAATTCCAACTTTCATTACGTTACTATTACCAGTAACAGCGAATTTAACATCGCCATCAACAGTAGTAGCTTTATCTGTGCTGTTGGCGATAGCGTCTTTATTAAGCAAGAATGTATTTGAGTTGCCAGTGAAGGTAAGATCAATATCGTTATTTGCTCCATTTGTGAACATCTTTAGGTTATTGCTATTACCAGTAGTAATAGATTTAAGGGTCAAGTTGTTACCGATCATGGAAAAGTTAGCATCGTTGTTGTCTCCTACTTGTCTCATCTCGAAAGTGAGATTGTCAGATGTTATTTCGCTGGGTGTGCCAGACGAACCAATTTTATTAACGCTACCAGTTTGAACAATAGTTGTTGTACCAGTAGTGGTGATTTGGTTGATGTAGATTTGATTCTGCCCAAAGCAAAGGGCGGATAAAAATACATATAAGGCTAAGAGTTTGATTTTCATTGTTTTTGTGGGGTTTTATATTTCCAGAGTCCCGATTTATCTCCTTGATCTACTATTTCTATCACTGCTTGTTCAATAGCACTTCTAACAGCTATTGTATTTGGTTCATTGGCAGTTAATCCAAGTTCAGATTCCACAGGAGTTACGCCGTGTTCATAGAACTTGAATAGGTTGCCTGAAACCGCGACACTAGAAATTGTTTTAGTTACAGCTACACTAAGTAATATCTCGCCTGTTTGTACGCTAACGAAACGAAGCGAAACTGTAACAACGTCTTTACGGTACTGCGAGCTTGCAGATATACCAAGAACGCTTGCGCCAGCACCACCAGTAATTATGTTGGTGTCATATCCGATGATGCCGCCTTCCGCAATAATGCCAGCAAAAAGCATAGGAGTTAGCTTTTCGGCGTCTCTACCTTGAAATGTTTCTCTTGTTTGGTTGATTAGCTGCCGTTCTCTAATGATATTATCCAAACTGGTGCGCTCTAGCACCTGAAACCATTTGCCACTGCCAGCCACGCGCAAAGCGTCTATAAGCCAGCTTTCCGCTCCTTGCGTAACGGCAGATGAGAAAGAGGCGTAAGAATCTACCGTCTTGCGCTGTCCAGTCTTATCGACGAAGGAATAAACAGCAATGCTGATTCTTGGGCTTTCAGGCGGCGGCAAGTTCTTTAGCTGCTGCTCCAAAGGTGGAGCTTGCAGTTTGGGCTTCTCTAATATAGCAGGTTTTTGCGGAAAAGATGAGCAACCTACTAGGAAAAGAAGTAAGAATGGAGTTAACCATCTCATCCTTATCCACCTCCTGGTTTGAGGACTCCAACAGGAAGCTGAATCTGTGTCGAACTGCCTGTTGCTGGGTCATTGATATAAAGCGTTACTAAATCGCCATTCTTCTGCCAAGTGACTGTTGCGCCACCTTGTAAATTAATAATACCAAACGTTTCGCCGTTTGAATTAAAAATCTGATCTGTAACTTGAGAAGCAAGCTGAGAATAAATTCTTGCTTGTAAGTTATTTATGAAAGTATTGAGCGGAGTGTTTGTCTCTTGAATCTTCTTCTGCTCAAGATCAGCCTTTAAGTTATCTTTAACGGCTTGCTTGCGGGTACGAGCTAAATTCTCTACTGTAAGAACGTGTCCAGAAAAGTTAGCTCCGTTGAAAATCGGAGACTTGAAGCCATGAACCATCTCGCTTCCATGCGAGCTGGAAATAAAAATAAATAAAATTAGAAAAAATGCCTTCTTCACTTATCATACCATTACACTTTTTTATCAGATTCTTTGAATTGATAGAAGTAATCGTCGTTATCTAAAGCGACCCACTTGCCTTTACCTTCGCAAGTGAACTCTTTATCAAAGACTTTCCAATCTGGCTTCTCTAATTTTTTAGCGATAAAAGCGCCGCCATCTTTCCAAACAACTCTATTATTTGGCTGAAAGAACAGTTGGTGACAAGGATTGCTGTCTTTGTCGCTAATTCCCCAAATTAGATGGCCGCATTTGTGTCCTCCAGCCATTTCAGAATAACCTAGAGCGCAATCAGGATTGTCATGCCAGTCTATTGTGAATAAGTATTTGCCCTTAACCCATTCGTGATTCTTGAGCTGAACTTCAACAGCGGCGTTCTTATGATACTCATATCTTGTTACAGACAAGACATTTGAGTAACAATCCCAAAGTTGCAGCCAATCTAAAGGATAGTTAGAGTGTTTAGGTTCTAGTGTCAGATATTGAATAGGAACTCTATCATGTCTAGAACCATACTCTGTCATTACTTGAAATGTAAGGCAGCGGCGAGTTAATGAGGTAACTCCGAAAACTTCACACGAAATATACTCTTTTTCAGCTTTAGTGTGATTATAAAGAAAATCACTGCTTAAATAAGCATGAAAAACAGGAATGTTGGCGTTTAAGTATGGCATTACTTCTTTTTACGCTTTTTTGCTGGTGCTTTGGACTCTTTATTTTTATTTTTAATAAACTCGTTCATATCTTCTACCTTCATAATATCTAACTTGGTAGTGATATGCTCATAGAATTCAGGGAAACATTCTTTAAACAGCTTAAGATTAATAACTGTTGATTCCATAGATGGTCTGGAGAAGGAGGAGTAAAGAGCTTTAACCGCTAGTTCGTCGCCCTGCATAACTGCTTCGCGCAATTCTGGGCACAGGAAAAGACCAAGGAAGCAATCCTTAAAGCTGCTGATTAACATTCCAAGAGATAGTTCAAATTGTTTTTGATTTATAAAAAATGTTTCTACTGGAATATTCCAGCTAACCATTGCGTCATCACCGTAATCAATACTGATCTTAAGAGTTTTTTCTTTTATCTTGGACCAAATAACCTCACCAAGATAAGGCTGGCAAACAGAGAAAAATCCAGATAGTCTTTCTCTAATGTCCGCATCAATCTCTGAATCAAATTGAGTGTTGACTGCGATTTTAGTTAAATCAACAATAGCTTCTTTAAAGTTTTTACGAGTAATTTTCTTTTTCAAAACAGATTCAAAATCTTTCTTTACTTTAGAAAATTCCGTGAATAAAATTTTTTCTTGTTCTTCGTAAGTCATCATTGTATTTCCTCCAAAGCAGATAGTGTTTCAGCGTCGATCTTTGCGCTCCAATTTTTTGTAAAGTCCCAATACTCTACTCCTTGATCGAATAAGTCTTTAGACTTAGAGAAAACATTAAGAATGTCTCCTGAAAATACAGGAAGAACAGTTTGAATATTTTCGCCGTAATTAAAACAATGAAGAGTGTGAGTTTTTTTAACGAGGTATTTACTCATTAGCTTTTCCATCCGGTTTCAGGCTGTTGAAAAGAGTGAAGGGTAATCATACAGTCGCAAACATAATCGGTTGTTGCGAGCCAGCCGAGAATTCTTAATTTCTCAAGGCCGAATCCAATATTCTTAACTTCCATTTCAAATCTTCTTGGGGTTTCGATTGGAAGACCTTCTTCGGACAAGGTGATAAGAAGCATTAGTTTTGTATCATCGAGATCATTTGTGGAAATAATCGAGGCTTTATAAAGCGTAAGTTCTTGAAGATTAAGATGCTTGCGCGACTTTTCTGTGAGGGCGAATGTAACTTCGTATTTCATGTTAAGAAATCTTTAATGTTTTGAATGGCTGTGGTTTTTTCAAGGAAAGCTTGTTGGACAAACTGCCGTTGATGTTTAAGTTCTTCCTCGTAGTTCAATGATGAAACATAATTTGTCAAGCCTTTTGATAATCTTTTTTCATCAATAATGATATTAGGGGATAAGTTATAGCCGCAGTTTTTAATAGTATTTTCGCATCCAGCGTCGAACAACATAACAACATCATTCATTAAAGACTCATAGAAACGATTCGCCAAGAAAGCGTAGTTTGAGTGAGTGTGCAAATCTTCAATGTAGATCGAGTATTTATATTTGCGTAAATCCTCTTCGTTCTTCTTCCAAGATAACTTTTCAACGTAAGTGCATTTGCAGTTGATCGCTTGGAATTTCTTGACGTTTTTTGGCGAGCAAGAAAGAGAAACGCCTTCTGTTAAGAACTTCTCGAAAGAAACTTGGCGGTGCTTGCGATAAGTGCCGTAATAAATGATGCCGTCCTTGTCGGCAGGATTCGTAGGATTGCGCGTATCCATAATCAAGGAGTTGAGATTGACAGTGAGCCACTCAATGATAAAGTCGTTCAGCTTTTTGCCCGCGATGTTCTTGTTGAGAATCCAGTGGCGATAACCGCTACGAGGATTATTGCAGATCATGTCATACTTTAATCCATGATTGATTACGCCGTAACGAAGAAGCTGATTGTCTTCAATGTCATGGTCGTTAACTAGCCAAACATACCTCGCGTTTGGATTCTTTGTTAGAATCTCGCGGTAAGGAACATGAGGCATATACGGCGACGCATACGCGCAAATGATTACGTCATACTGGTTGGCTAAGATTTGTGGCAGTTTGTATTCGCCATCCAATAAGTCTGCGCCGAGTGCCTCGGCCAGAATCAAGCTGTTACGGCAATGAACGATTGATGTATCGTCAAACTCATTTGACAGCGGCTTTCTCTTGCTTGTGCTTTCGATGATTAAGATTTTCATTAAATTTTGTGAATTCGCCTTGTTCATTTGAGTAGTAAATTTCTTTGAAAATTACATCGCCCAAAAGCTTTTGGCAGTGTTTGCAAGGTTTACCCATAGCTATTTTTTCGTTTCTGTCAATACGAAATGTAACTAAAGTATTTTTTGAGTGATCAACCTTGCCAGATTTAATGACGGCGCACGCTTCGGCATGGATGCCGCTTCCTTCAAAGTAACCGTACTTTCTGTTTATCGGATGAGACTTATTTGAGTTTCTTCCGATGGAAACGACACGATTCTTGTGCAGTATAAAAGCAAAATGACGACACCGGATTCCAGTGTCGTCATAGATAATTAGGTTTTTTGCTAGGTTTACGAGACGATCAAACTTCATTAGAAGTTATATCTAATGCGGACTTCGCCGCCTGTGTCAAGGAATTTTGACGGCAATTTAGAATTTAAACGCTTGCCGTTGCTTCCTTCAAACTTGAGCTTAACATCAACCTTTTTGACGGTGATCTTCGTACCAACTTCAAAGGTGTCCATGTTTTCGCCCTTGTTAAAGGAGTTGACGTATTGGCGACCTTTGCCAACTTCGGCATAAACCCAAGGATAAGCTACGCCAACGCGAGCTTCATGGGAATATGTTTGGGTATTCCAGTTGGTCGCGGAAGTGTTATTCTTGGACTCAAGATAAAATGGGATACCAGCCTGAGCATTGGTAGCCAAAAGAGCTAGAGTTAACGAAACGATGAATAATTTAATTTTGTTCATAATCATTATGATTATTACATTAACTTTAACTTTTTCTATAAATAAGTTTTAAAAACAATTCGCTTTCTTGATTAACTTCCTCGAAACCATAGGATTTAATTAATTTTAAATAAGAGTCGAATCTTTTGCGCTTTTTGAATACATGAACAGTGATTTCTCGGTATTTGGATGTTTCTAAGTAATTCGTAAAGGCTTGTTTAATCTGTTCGGTTTGATGGATAACTTTGGGGTCAGAGAACATATAAGTGAACTCTGCGGAGATGCTAGTGGTTTCTCGGAATACTAATGCGCCAAAGATTTTGCCTTTGTCATTTTTAAAAACACAAGACGTTCTAAAGTTATTTTGTAGGTTTAAGGATATTTCCTTAAAGAATAAAGAAGGCGAGGCAATCGTTGTTATACCAAATGAGGCTTGGGCTTTTACCGCTAACCTTAAAACGTCAGGCAAATCGGACAAACGCATTGGCATTACCGTAAATGCCTCTATTTTTATATGGTTTTTCTGACTCATGGGTGTAATATAATCTAAAGGGAAAAGGAAATGTCAAGGGAATCTAATCATAAAGCTAATTCGGAGTTATTTTCGCTGGAACCAACAGCGTTGTTGGAATTCTTCGTGATTTATTATGATTACGTTAATATGCCAGATGAGAAGCTTTACATTCATGGCGGCACTAATGGAATAAACGGCTCAATCTATTGGCAAGGAGAAGAATATATACCTTTTCCTATTCAAAGTTCAGGTTTTGAGAGTAAAGGCGATGGTTCTCTTCCTAGACCAAAGTTAATGGTCTCTAATCAGGACTTTTTCATGTCCAATTTGATTAGAAGGTATAACAATCTTGCTGGAGCTAAGATAGTTAGAAAAAGAGTGTTCTTGAGGTTTTTAGATAACAGTAACTTTTCGGAACAGCGTAATCCTTACGGAACAGCAGATGCTAACGCAGGATTAGAAGATCAAGTATTCTTTATTTTAAGAAAATCTAGCGAAAATAGAGCTATTGTAGAGTTTGAACTTAGTTCGCCGCTTGAATTAGAAAACGTTACATTTCCGAAACGTATCGTTATGGCTCGTTATTGCTCTTTTCATTACAGAGGTAACGGTTGTCGTTATATGGGTGCGCCAGTAGCTAATGAATACGACCAAAGATTATCTACGGTAATGGATTTACGAAATGGTATTCTTAAAAGAAAATACACTAATACTGTATTACCTCCTTTAGCTGGTGATCCAGCTGTTGATGTTCTTGAAGATTATCCAGATTTCTTTGTGACAGATTTACGCGATTCTATTTACGTTAATTCTTCGGAAGAAGTTTTGTCTGATGTTGTTGTTTCAGTGGCGACTCAAAAATGTTTTACTGAGTTTTATGGGTTTTTCAAAGTTGATCGCGGAGAAAATGGGAGCTATTCTTTTGGGGTTGATGTCGATGATTCGGCGGAAGTATATATTGATGGAGTTAAAGTAGCTTATAAATATGGAACAGGCTCAATGAGAAACGAGAATTTACCTAGTCTTTTTAACGTAGTTGTTTCTAGTCCAAATTTAGGAGTAGGCTACCACAATATTTTAATCAAACATTATAATTATTTAGGTGGAAATGGCCTTGATTTATATTATCAAACAGGAACTAATTTAGGAACAGCAACTTGGACAAAGGTTCCAACTACTCGTTATTATTATGACGCGACAGATTCTGGAAAACTTTCTTCAGGACAAAAATTTACATTTGACGCTTCCTTAAATAAATCAGTTGGAAATGATAGAGCTACTTTATTATCAGCAAAGAATGAATTAAGATGGAAGAATAATGGAAATGCTTATAAAGTTGGTGATTTCGTATATAGAGAAACGAGCAATATAAAAGTTTCTAAAAGTGATATTAACGAAGTCCCAAATTGGG